CAGGGGTTTACAGAACCTTTCCAATCGCTATAATCGTCGCCCTAACACGCCGGTATAGCTCAGTTGGTAGAGCAACTGACTTGTAATCAGTAGGTCCCGGGTTCGACTCCTGGTGCCGGCACCATTTAAAATCAAAGGCTTGCAGCGATGCAGGCCTTTGCTTTTTGTGTCATACGTAACAAGGCACGTAACAAGCAACCAGTTTTCGCTTCCTCATCATCTGTAGGGATACGGTAATGTCGTGGATCGACTATGCGCAGGGCCTCCTGGACAAAAGCTGGCTTGGCACGTTGCTTGGGATTGCAGGTATCGTCTTCGCGGCCCTTACATACCTGTGGACCCGCAGACGTACCAGCTTGGCCTATGTTCACCTGGGAGAACATCTCCTGGGGAGTGCCTCAGATGCGCTGCCACCAGAGATAGTCGTTCAATACGACGGCATCAGCATTCCCCGCCTCACCAAATCCACACTGATTTTCTGGAACAGCGGCGAGAACACCGTTAGTGGTGAAGACATCGTTGATAAGGATCCCCTCCGGTTCCGCGTAGGAGAAGACGGTGAAATCCTATCCATCTCGATAGTTAAGTCCAGTCGTGCAGTAAACGATTTCTCATTCCGCGTACTTCCAGATCACAACCTTAATGAGATTGGATTCACTTTCAATTTCCTCGATGCAAACGATGGGGTTGTGGTGGAAATTCTACATACCAGTACTAATCGAAGGCCCAGCATTAAGGGCACCCTGAAAGGCCTCCCACAGGGTTTTCGAAACCTTGGCCAATTCACGCGGCCCAAACCCCAAAAGAAAAAGCCGAGCAAATTGAGTTCTTTCGTCTGGGGTCTATCCCCGGCTGTTGTGCTCGTAGGAGGTTTTCTCACCGCTGTCTATGGACCGCGACCAGCGTTTTTTCTTACCAATCCAGACACAGGGGTTATCTTCTACTCGTTTCTGGGGGTAATCGCGGGTATGTGGTTCAACAACAGGTTCTGGACAAGGCGTAAGTACCCCAAAAGCCTCCACACCGAAGCTCTCGAGTAAGCCATCTAGGTACTCCCCCTGCACTTGGTGCTAACTCTGAATCAACTAAATACGAAAAGATTACTCAGAGCCTGGCAACAGGCTTTGATCCACAGGCGTGTGATAGCCAATAGCCCCGAAAATCCAGCGCCACGGTAGTGTCTGCACACCTCAAGCGTCACCCGCTCTACATACGGGAAAATTTTTCCGGGACACCCATCAAAAGTGCGTAATAAGTGTAAGTAAGATTTTTTATCTATCTCTATCCCTTATATTTCAATAGCTTAGAAGCATTTCTAAACCGTAAGTAGACTGTCAGATCAGTGTCGGCGCCGAACAGTCCGTGACTGTAAGTGAGTACGTCCGCAACATACTGTTTTTAAAGAGTTTTTTTTAATCTTCCTTCCTGACTTACACTTTTTGACGACGTGACTGTAAGTGACGCCCCTCAATGAATCCGGGGCTTTTGAGGCGTTTCTCGACCCGCTTACGCCACTTACGTGTCAGGAGGGGTGTACCTGGAAAAAGTTTTCAGCAAGCCGTTCAGGCACGCCCCACCAGACTGCTCTCGCCTCGTGACTTTAATCCGGAGAACACCATGACAAAGCCCAGCTCCGTCGCTCCCACTCCAAAAATTGAAGTCATCAAGAAAGGAGCCCTGTGGGAGGTCCGTTGGGACCACCAGGAAGGACCGGCCAGCCTGATTCTGTTCAACCGTGCTGACTACCTGCGAGGTTATATAGATGGTGCGCTGGACATCCTCGGGATTGATCTCGATTGCGTGTGCAGCGCCAGCGGTGTGACCGGCACGGCAAAAAAACTGACTCAACATTAGGCCGACACACTTTATGGCTCATTGAACCAGTTGCTGGTCCCGTTGGCAGAAGCGGAATTCGCCCGCCTGGAACGGCTCGGCGCCCTTCCTCATGTACGCGGCGCCGCTGCAAAAGTTTGAAACCCCTCTCCACCATGTAATCAGCCTGCCAGGCCCAGCCGGCGGGCAACTCCCTGCATATCCTGAGACACGCCCTGTACCTGTAATGAAGTGCACTTTCGACCGGTTGCGATTCTGAAAACCGCCTGGTTCGAATGTTTTAAGATTTTCGACCCAATAAAACCGGGGCCTCCAGCCCTGACCCGTTCATAGTCGTCTGCTGCACCGCTGTGCAACCGCACTGCACTTATCTTCAAAACTTTGCAATCTGTGAAACTGCCGATCGCCCGCAAAGCGCCCCGGCCCGCCTGGGCTGCCGGTTCGTTTGCACTACATCCGGGTTTGCACAAAAAAAGGACGCAAACCCCGTCGGCGGGAGGGGGATAAGTGCTTTTTCAATAGATTTTTTTGTGTGGCCGAACATTTCTCAATGCAACATTGGCCTGATGTGCAATTGACATCAAACGCATTGACTGGCGTACTGGCAGAAACCACATGGATAGGGAGATCAGCTATGGTTGTATTCGTCGCGGGCGTACATGGAGTAGGTAAGACATATCTGTGTGAGAGATTCGCGGCACACTCTGGCATTAGGCACTCAAGTGCCAGCGCTCTCATAAAAGAAGAGCGAAAGTCGGCCAATTGGGAATCTAACAAACTCGTTTCCGATATCGACTCAAACCAAATCGCTTTAACAGCCGCAGTCAAGCGAATCACCGCAGACTCAAAAAAACTATTACTCGACGGCCACTTCGTTCTAAAAAAAGCTGACGGGGAGCTGGCTGCAATCCATTCGGACACGTTTAAAGACCTAAACCTATCGGCAGTGCTCTTGATAGAGTCAGACGCTGAAACGATACGCCAACGTCTTCTATCAAGAGACTCGAATGCTATGGCTGGGGATATAGCAGACTTCTTACGTACCGAGAGAGAAAGAGCGATCAGTGTTAGCGAACTGCTGACGGTACCACTAATTATTTTGCAAAATCCTTCACAACAAGAATTCGACGACCGCTTAAACAATATCTTTCAAACGTATTAACACCAGGACCACGATGATGGAACTCGTACAAAAACAGTTTAAAAATGTAAACTTACAAGACCCATTCTTCGCTTCGTTGATTGACGACTACAAAGAGTTTTCCCAATGGTTTGCAAAGAAAGCGAATGACAAGGCGTATGTGTTCGAAGACGAACATAGCAACGTGAATGGTTTTCTATATTTAAAAGCTGAGGAAGGCGCACTTGATGACGTCACACCACAACTTCCTAACAAGAAGCGCCTAAAAGTAGGCACCATGAAGATCAATGCTCGCGGTACGAAACTTGGCGAGCGCTTCTTGAAAAAAATATTCGACCATGCACTACACCACAAAGTAAGTGAAATTTACGTTACTGTCTTCCCAAACCATGAAGTCCTGATATCCTTATTTTCCAAATATGGTTTCGTCAAGGCCGCGGAAAAACACACCCAGAACGGAACTGAACTTGTACTAGTCAAAGACTTAAGCAAACTTCAGGACTCACTTGTGAAATCATACCCACTAGCAAATATGCAAAATCAAAAATTCTATCTTCTCTCTATTAATCCTCAATGGCACACCCGGTTGCTTCCGGACTCAATTTTACAGAATGAAAACTCCGATATAATTGAAGATATTTCACATGCAAATAGCATTCACAAAGTCTATCTCGCGGCGATGAACGGTCTGGAAAATTTGCGGCCTGGTGATATCCTAGTGATCTACAGGACTACTGATGGCGCTGGGCCAGCTCATTACCGCTCGGTGGCAACATCTGTAGGTGTCGTGGAAGAGTACAGGTCAATCCACTCGTTCACCTCACGTGATGAGTTCATGAGGTACTGCCAGCCATATAGTGTATTTAGTGACGCCGAGCTTGATCGATTTTGGAGCCGTAAAAACTTCCCTCATGTCTTCCGCTTTACGTATAATGCGGCTTTCAAACGCCGTGTAACTCGTGGCGAGATGATCGAGCAATACGGCTTGGATGCGAATGCCTATTGGGGATTCATGCCGTTAACTCGAAATCAGTTTAATTCAATCGCACAGGCGGGCCAGATGGATGAAAGTATTATTATCAATTAAGCCTGAATATGCGGAAAAGATCTTGCAAGGCGAAAAACGATTTGAATTTAGGAAATCGGTCTTCAAGAATCCCGATGTAAGGACTGTCGTCATCTATGCGACTATGCCTATCGGAAAAATAATAGGAGAGTTCGACTTCGACGAAGTCCTTTCGGATGATCCCAAAGAAATTTGGTCGCTTACATCAAAGTTCTCTGGAATCACAAAGAAATTTTTTAACGAGTACTTCGACGGAAGAAAGCTAGCTCATGCAATAAAAGTAGGAAAGGTCCGTCGATATGAAACTCCGCTAAGCCTAAAATCTCTTATTCCTAGCGGAGCTGCCCCGCAGTCTTTTTGCTATATAAGAGACGGTCAAGGCCATCTCGCCTAACAGTCAAAAAACCAAAAAAACCCGCACTTTTGCGGGTTTTTTACTATATTTAAATTGACTCACCATATGATTTTCAAGTAGTAATTAGGGCAAGTTTTCCCGACAGTTTCATGGCCATTACTGAATTAACCGTGAACACCGCCGCGTTCCCGGGCGGCGGCGTTGGTCCATGGGTATGACCAGAAAGTTGTGTGTTCATCTCCTGCACCAGGTCAAGCAAATCACACAGTACCTGCAGCACATTGGTCCCTTCGGACCCCAACCAGGTCTTGGGCGCTACCAACCGCTGACCGACCGCCGCCACGCTCTCGCGCAGCCCCTCTATCCTTTCCTCCATGTCGCCACCCACAGTGGCGTTGTGCTTCTGCCCTACCACCAGGTTTAAGTCCCGCCCGGTCGCCTGGTGCAGATCATCCATCGCCGCCAGGCTGGCAGATCCCCCCGACAACAACTTGAGCGCACCCAGCGCCTCAATCGTCTTGATCCCCCCCACCGACTCAGTGGAATGATCATCCACCGTCCTGGTGTGGTTCTGATAGCGCTCGGTGTTACCCATAGCCTCCACTTCCCTCTCGATCGCCTTGTCCAGGATCTTGCCATCAGTCTGGCGCAGCCAGTTGCCGTCGGCATCGACACGCTGCTGGCACGCCTCGCTGTGCTGCCACACCTGGTCCCCCTTCGGAACGCTGGGCATGCTCAGGCCGTGGGGCAGGATGGTTTGGATATAGGGCTTGTGCGGGAGGCCGTAGGCAAAGCACACCACGACTTGGGTGCCCTCCTCGGGAAACGCATAGATGCCCATTTCCTCGCCACCAGTGGGCAGCGGCAACGGCACGCCGGCCAGGATCGGCAGCTTGCTGTCTGGCTCGCCATCCGGCCCCAGGACCTCGATGTCAACCGCATAGCGCGGCCGGAAGTCGTCACAGATCCCGGCGCCGGCCGGGGCGTCGGCCACGGCGACAACTCGGGCAAAGCGTGGCAGGTGGTAACCGCCGGTGAGTTCGGGGAATTGTCGTTCTACGCTGCGCTTGATTGCGTCGTCCATCGGATGGCCATCTGGTTATCGACGAGGGCCACACTGGTGATGCGCTCGCCGTGGTTGATCGTTGCACCTGGTCGTAGCCCGGGAAGGGCTGCAATCATCGCGCTTTGGTTGCCCTGGTAGTCGTCGAACAGTTCCGCCGGCAACTGCAGCGGCGGGCGAACGCCAAAGAAGCTGTCAGCCCAACTGCCCACGAACACCTCCCCATCACCCTGCTGCTGCCAGATGAAGTCGGGGATGTTGAATACCCGGGCCAGGCTGTCCATCGCTTGATAGCCGGCGGCCAGGCTGTAGAAGAATGGTGCCTTAACCCCGGCATAGGGCTTGTCAGGCACGCGAAAGCGCAAGCCGGTGTGCTGGCTGATCTCGACCAGGACGGCGCGCAGATCGACGTGGCGCAGGTTCAGCGGCAGTGGGTTGGCCAGGATTGCCGCCAGTTCGCGGCAGAACAGCACCTGCTGGGTGCTGCTAGCCGTGGTGGAGCGTTCAACGTAGCCAATGAAGTGGCGCTGCAGCGTGCTGTCGTTGTAGCCAATATCGAGCGTCACCAGGCCTTTGACCGGCGCGGTGGCCTGGATAGTGAACGTTGCCCGGCCGGGGCTCTTGGCGTCCAGCCGCACTTCGTTTTTGACCAGGACATAGGGCACGCCACCGATGGCCAACACCTTGTGCAGCTTCATGGGGTGTCACTCCCGCCCAGCCAGCCATCCACCTTTTTCAGCGTGGCTTCAAAGCCTGTCAGTTCCTCCGGGCCTTCGTTGGAGCCTCCACCGCCGCCGGTACTGCCCACCACCCCTCCGGGACCTGACTGGGCTGTCACCTTGTTACCTGGGCGCCGGCCTTCGACTCTCTCAGGGTTGGACAGCTTTTCGGTCAGGGTGAACTGGATCAGCCAACCGCGCAGGTTGTCGTCTTCCCGGGCGCTCATGCCTTCGGTGAACGTCACCTGGCGCATGCCAAACGCGGCGGCCGTGTCGTTAACGATGCGGTACGTCTTGAGCTGGCCACCGCCGGCGGTCGCTTCCACCAGGCGCATCAGGTCGCGTAGTTGCACCTGGTCAACAAATGGAATCATCAGCGTGACCGTCAGGGTCTTGGGCTTGAAGCCCTTGTGCCCCTTGTCGGTGTTGCTGGTTTGGCCTGACAGATCGTCGCTCTCAATGCGCAGATTGCCGGTAACCTTGAGGTTCTTCCCGCGTACCTCTTGCCCGTCGAGTAGTAGCGTCATAGGCCCACCAGCTCGCGAACGAAGCTCAGGCCCTGCTCAGATCCCACCAGCAGCGCGCCGGCACACAACACCCATTCATGCCCCGGGGCATCACCTTGCAACAGCGCCCGGCGCAGCTCGGTGGCGTTACCGGGGCCGATCAGGCGCGCGCGCATGCTGCTGTCGGGGTTGCCGTTGGCCAGCAGCGCTTTCAGGTCATCCAGTTGTTTGTCGCGGCTCTGTTGCTGGGCGGCCTTACGCGTGGCCAGGGCCGACAGATCCGCCATGGGCGAACTGTCGGCCGCGTAGCTCTCCAGGACAGAAAGCTGGCCGGCCATGGATTGCTGGGCAGCCTTGACCACCGTGCAGCGCTCCAGGGACAATGTCTGCCAACGCGGTAAGGCGCCGGCGGTGGGGATCTCCCACTTTTCCGTTTCCAGCTTCGACAGGTGCCGCGCTCGGCGTTCGGCTCGCACCAGGTCAGGCATCGGCAACAAGGCATTGAAGCGCGCCAGGCTCTCGGCCAACTGATCAAAGCGCGTGGCCAGGAACATCAGACACAGGGCGAACTGCGGGCCATCAGGCCGGCCAGTGTCGCTCACGTCCACCAGTTTGCCGGCCAGCTGCTGCAGCAAGTTTGGCGCCGACAGGAAACGCTGATATCCGCGGCCCTGGCCAATGCCACTTTGAAACGGTGTCACCACCAGGCACGCCGGCGCCTCGCCCATCTGAGAGGCGAGTGCGTCACGGCCTGCAGTGATCGCGCCCTGGGCAGCATCACCTACCGGCCCCGGGTTGGTGCTGGTCTTGCCGCCCAGGTCTGCCAGGCGCTTGGCCGTGCTGGCCTGCTCGGTGCTGGCCAGATCCTTAGCCGCTGACAGCTGGCCCATCCATTGCGTGGCCTGTTCTGGCCAGCGCATGGTCACCGGTGCCCAGGTCATGGCTGCAGGCTCTCCCAGGTCACCACCTCCATGGCGTTCAAGTCGCCATGAGCCAGGGCATGGTCCAGCCGCTGTTTAAGCACATTGGCCCGTTGCAGCAGCTCCATTTTAAAGGTGGTGAAGTCTTCGCTGACCTGGCGCAGTTGCTTGGCCGTGTGCTGGCGCAGCTCTTTAACACCCGCCTCGTCGCGGCAGCCGTAGGGGCTGTCAAAGCCTTGCAGAATCACGCTAGTCAGGTTCAGTTGATCATCCAGTTTGCTGGGGTACTGGTGAGGTGCCCCCAACGCCGGCGACCAGAAGCCGCCGATGATCGCGGTTTCACACGCGGTATTGATCTCGCTGGTCTTCTGCCGGTACAGGCTCTGCAACTGTTCGGGCTTGCTGGTACCGGGTGCCAGGCGCGCCACGGGCTGTTTGCTTTCGCTGTCGAACACGATCTGGAACCCTTCGGACTGCTTGGCCAGCAAGTAGGAATAGTCCTGGTAGCTGATCGGCACGCTGTCACGCGGGCGTTTTGGGTGAATGCCATCCACCAGGAAGGTGTGCAGCGACGGGCTGTAAAAGTATTTGCTCATGGGAGTCCTTAATGGCCGATGGCGATATAGCCGTAGGTGGATGCCGCCGTGGCGTTGGCGGTAAAGCCGGTACGGGTGCGGGAGCCGGCCACAATGTTCATCACCTCGGCCTGGCCGGATGTGTCCTCGCCAGTGCCCATGTTGAGAACAAAGCATTTGTTGGGGAACCCGATCGGGAACAGGAACTGGGCGCCATTGTTCGCGATGTAGGCATTGCCCCATTGGATGATCAATCCGCCCAACCAGCGCGGGAACGCGATGTAGCCGTTGTCGGCCAGGCTGATCGAAAAGCCCCAACGCAGGGTGCGCGGCGTCACGATGCTGGATTCATCGGCCCCGGCGTCCAGTTGCTCCAGGTTGGCGATCGGCGCGATCCCGGCTACACCAGGAAGGGCCTTTTTGCTGCTGTCGATCACCTCGGACGATCCCGTAAACACAATCGGATTCGGCCCGGGGGCAACGCGCTGCACACGTAAAGAGCCTCCGCCGGCAATCAGCACGACCGCTGGCCGGGACTCGACGTGACGCATCCAGTGGACGCCGTTCCAATAGCAGTTTTGCGCCAGGTGGGTTTCTTCCAGTGCCGTCACAAAACCGAAGGAACCACCGTGAAGGTCCAAACTGTTACCGGGCAGCGGGTTCACGTTCGGGATGGCGTTTAATATCCCGTAATCAGCGAGTGTGGTGCCCTTGTTGGCTTTCTTTTGGAGTTCAGCATCAATCTGGATCAACCACTGGTGATGCTGGTTCAACGACTGGCGCAGTTGATCCAGAAAGCTATTGATGCTCGTTTTATCGTAGGTGTCGCCACTGTCCCGTAGCTTCTCACTGTAGGTCCAGGTAATCGGGTTCAGGCCTGCTTCGGCTTTACGCACATACACGTTACCGGCGTTGGCAAACACCGTAACGCACGGTTTTGATTCGTCATGGCGCACCCAGTAGTTGCCGTCCCAGTAGCAATTTTGGGCCAAGTTGGTCTCAACCGCCGAGGTGAGAAAAGCATAGGTTCCGCCGTGAATATCCAGACTGTTCCCGGGCAGGGGGTTCACGTTCGGAATGGCATCATTGATCCCGTAATCAGCGAGTTTTGTACCTTTGTTCGCCTTCTTGGCGATCGCCTCGTCAATGGCCTTAATCAACTGATCGATCTTGTCGGAGGTGTAGGTGTCGCCACTGTCGCGCACGTCGAACACTGACGCCCAGACGATCGGGTTTTTGCCTGGGCCAACCCGCTGCACCCGAACTGTGCCAGAGCCGGCAATCAATGACACAGCTGCCCGTTTTTCGTCATGACGTACCCAGTCGGCGCCGTTCCAGTAGCAGTTCTGGCACAGGTGCGTTTCATTGAGCGCGGTCAAAAAGCCATAGGAGCCGCCGTGAATATCCAGGCTGTCACCCAGTGGATTGCGATTGGGAATGGCGTCATCGATCGCGTAATCAGCGAGTTTCGTGCCTTTGTTCGCCTTCTTGTCCAGTTCGCCTTCAACCCACTTTTTCCCCGCAAAATGCTTCACCAGGGAATCACTGATCGGCTCGGCCTGACGCAAATCCACCACGGTGTTGGAATCGGGCAGATCCGCCAGCGGCACGCAGAAATGGCGCACGCCGGCGCTGTCGGTGAAGTCAGCCAGGGCGGCGCCGAAACGCACCTCCCAGCGGGCCACCACATCGCTTAACTGGCGCTCCAGGCTCACATCCAGCCAGGCTTTGGCAGGAAAACCCGGCGGCGCCACGGCGACGGCAGCAGCCACCAGCACCCGCACGCCCTCGATGTAGGCCGTCCCGGGTTGCACCTGGTAACTGTTGCCGACCTTTGCCAACTTCAGCCCGTCGCTGAAAAAGCAGGCCCGGCCGAAGGTGTCGCGGTTGCTCAGGCGCTCGCGCTCGTCGATGCCATGCAGGCGCACGGTGAAGTCGTGCTGCCAGGTCTTGGCGTCGATGGTGATCCCGGTCAGGGCTTGGGCGCCGTCGAACACCACCAGGAAGTTGCGAGTAACGTTGTTGCCCAGTTGCAGCGGCGGGATGTTCTTGCGCTTCTGCTGCAACGGCACATAGGCCACGGCCAGCAGCACGCCCTCGGCGGTCTCTAGGCCGATCCAGTTCCAATCAAAATCCCCGATATCGCTGCCCAGCATCAGGCTGTAAACAATCTGGTTGGGGTTCACAAAGCCTTTTTGCGTGACGTCATAGCTCGCCACCAGGTGCGCGGCCGGCTTCGGTGCTGCTCGATCCACCTGGCCGTTCGGGTCCAGCCCGGGCACGTTGGCCAGGACAAACCGGGAAACGATCAGGGGCTGTTGTGCGCCTTGTTTTTGCGCGATCAGGCTTTCACCTGCAAGGGTAATGCTGGCTCCCATGGGGGCTCCTACAGGCTGGCGACCAGCGTTTGCTGGTCGTCGTTGAAGTCCACCGCGACGATGCGCAGTGACACGGGGGTGATGGTCACGAAGTCATAACGCCGGCAGGTGCGGCCGTATTGCTGGATCAGTACCCGCAACAGCTCGGGGTTCTGCGACAGCTGGGAGTCGGACAGGCGCAACAGCACCACGTCCCAGTCCCGATCGGGCATGCGCTCGTCGATCTCGACGTACCCCACGCCGAGGCGCTGCAGGATGCGTTTAAGCCCGGCTGTGCTGCCGGCATCGACCGCGTTGATAAATGCGAATTTGACCCGCAGGCGGTACAGGCTTTCGGGCTCGTCCTTGAAGCGGCTGATATCCCGCTGCCAGGCCAGCAGATCGAGGACGGTCAAATGGCAGGTGCCGGCATCCATCTGCAGCAGCGGCCATTGCAACCAGCCCTCGACTGTCTCCCACCACTTTTGGCTGGCGTCTTTGAGCTTGGTCAGTTGCGGGCCATCCAACCAGAACGGCAAGTTGAGCTTGATCATGCGTACACCACCTGCAGGCTGCTGATCCGGGGAATCGTCAGCTCTGACACGATGTCGGCGTTATCGAAGCGCAACGACTCGATGCCGGCGAACTGCTGGTGGAGTTCCTCGCCCAGGCGGCTAAAGGAGAACCGCGACTGCGGATAGGTCAGCGTCGGCTGATAGTCGCCGGTGCCGCTCTCGCGAAAGGCTGCACGGATGAATAGATCGACTTCGGCCTGCAGCTTGGTGCGCTGCTCGACGGTCAGCAGGCCCCGTGGCCACAGGGTCAACTTCAGCGCGTGCTGGGTCTCAGGCATCACCATGACCAGCAGATCGTCGCCGTGGCCATGGTTGCCCTGGTCGCGGATATGGGCGTTGATTTGCTCCAGGTACGTCGCCGCCGGCACGTCCGCGTCGAACAGCACATAGGCATTGGCACTGCCGGGGCCCCGTGGGGCGCCATGCAGAAAGTACACGCCATCGGGCCGCACGCCCGGGAAGCCGGCGATCATCGCCCGGTATACCGCATCGGTGTGCCACTGGTTGACCGCCGAGAACTGGTTGCGCACGCGCAAACGCAGCTGCTCGTCGGGCTCAGGATCTGCACCTGGTGCAATCAACCAGCCGTCAGCATTGACCACCTGGGCAATACCGGCGATCGGCACCGGCAAGATGGCGTAGTAACCCGGGGCCAGGTTGTAGCCGCTGCCCACGTCCTGGGCCTCCACCGGCACTTCCAGCTGCATCAGCCCATCAGCAAAGATCGCCGCCTGGGTGGTCACCAACTGGTAGATATGGCCATTGATCGCGGCCGACTGCACCAGGATGCCAGCGGGCAGCTCCAGGGCGCCGCCGGCAACGTCGCGAGTGAACAACAACACGCCTTTGGCCTTGGTCGCGCCTTTGCGCTCCACGTTGACAGCCCAGGCCAACATGTCCAGCCACTTACGGACAGCGGTTTTGACAAAGAAGTTAGGCAGCACCGTGTCGCTGACGAAAGTGATCAGCCACATGACCGGCTTGGTCACCAGGGCCGTGATCACCCGCCAGAACGGTGAATAGGCGCTGGTGTTGCTCATCTTGCTCCCCTGGGCGGCGACTTCCTTTTCCCAGGCTTTGCGCAAACCTTCCTCGGTTACCGGAATGCCGGACTCTGCCAGCGCCTGTTTAAAATCAACGTCGCTCACAGGGTCACCTCGATGTCGCCAAATTTCAGGGTTTTAGCCGTGACCAGGTACTGCCCGGTTTGCACCTGGTTAATCAGGGCGGTACCGGGCACCAGGCGTTGATCGGCCTCCACCAGCAGCTCCAGTTGCTGGATGCAGTCGCGCTGACGCAACTTGCTGCGCTCGGCCACCAGCGTTACTAGCAGGCCGCTTTCGCGGATCATGTGCGCAATGTCCTGGGCGATGCTGGCCCGGTCATCAATCAGCAGCGGCTGACGGGACGGGTCCAGCGCCAGGTCGTTGTCGATGATCAGCAGATCGATGTATTCGCTCATCCCCCCACCGCCATGGCCAACATGCCTTCCAGCTCCAGCGCGTTCATCTGCTTGCCGGTGTGAATGTTCACATTCTCCACATGGGTGCCCTTGTTCTGGGTTTGGTTGTTGTTCTGGATGCTTGCCAGCAGACCGCCCCGGGGCACAGCGTCTGGCCGCTTCGGTGACAGGCTGGCCACAGAGCCGTTGATACGCTGCTGGCTTTGCTCGGCCTGCTGCATAGGTGGCGGCGCCAGTACCAGGGCCGGCGGTTGACGCGGAGGCTCCAGGGCGGCGAATGGCTGCGCGATCGGCGCCGGGCCTTTCGGTACCGGGGCCAGGACCAAGGCCGGTGCTTGTGCCTGGGGCTGCAGGACGTTGAGCATCGGCGCAGTTTGTGCCGGCACCTTCGACGTGGCCGCCATCACCAGGGGCGGCGCCTGGATCGGCTGCTGGGCGGCGCCCACCAGCTGCGGCAGCAACGGCGCCTCGACCTGGGGCGCACTGATACCCGGCATTTGCGGCGGTGCCGGCATATCCCCGAACGCGGCGTCGATTTGCACGCCCGGGATCTTGTTCAGCATCTCGATCAAGCCATTGATGGCCTGTTTAAAGATGTTGACGATGCCGTCCCACGCCGCGCTGGCCATGCCCGCCCAGCCGCCCATAGAGCCAAACCAGTCAGACAGCGCGGTCAGCTGCCCGCTGACCCACTGGAACGCCTCGCTGTTGAGTAACGCACTGGTCCACTGGTCCCAGTAGATGATCGCCGCCGCCACGGCCGCGACCAGGGCAACGATGCCGATCACGATCCACGTCACTGGGTTGGCCAGCAACGCGGTGTTGACCAGCCAGATCGCCCCTTGCCATAGCAGCATGGCGCCCTTGACCAGGCCCATCCACGCCACCATCAGCACCAGGCCGGCGACAAACGCGACCGCCATCACGGTGTGGTAAAGGAACATGGCGATGCTGCGCAGGCCCACCATGGTGAGGACTTTCCACACCGTGACCAGGCCCAGCCAGACCATCTTCGACATACCGACGGTCAGCGTGAGTAACGACAGCGCGGCAATGATGCCGAACACCACCAGCACTGCGATGCTGATCACCCGGGTGATGTTGGGGAACAGTTGCGACCAGCGTGTCAGGGTCGTGGCCACGCCCGTCAGCCTGGCCATAAGCGGCTCCAGGATCGGCATCAGCGATTGGCCGAAGGCAATGCGCAACGCCTGAACGGCGGCGGCGAACTGCTGCCACGGGTCTACCATGTCCTTGGCCATGCGCTCGGCATTCTCCAGGCCGCGCACGTTGCCCAGCTGTTCCATGCCGTTTTTCAGCCGGCCGGTGTCGCCCATCAGGCTGGTGATCAGGCGCGCCGCTTCGCCGCCGAAGGCATCGCGTAGCTTCTTGCCGTTGGCCTCGATCGACAGATCCCCGAACTTGCCCTTGAGCTTGTCCAGGATGTCCATCATCGGCAGCAACTTGCCCTGCTGGTCCACAAAGGACATACCGAGCTTTTCCGAGGCGCCGCTGACGTTCTCGAAAAACGCCTTGTACAGGCCGCCCGCCTCGCCACCTTCCATGCTGCTGCCCAGGGTGCCCAGGACCGCCATCTGTTCCGCCAGGCTCACGCCTGCAGTGCTGGCCAGCCCGCCAGCAGCCTTGAACGCCTCGCCAATCTGCGCGCCGCTGGTACGGAACAGTTTCACCGCCGTCGCCGTCTGACCCGCCAGGGTTTCAACCCATTCGCTTTTGCCCATGGCATCGGCCTGGCCTTTGAACAGGCTGTACATGGTGCCGACGTACTGGCCCATGGTGTCCGCATCGGACTTGGTGGCCTTGGCCAGCACGTTGCTGGCATTGGTCACCATCGCCAACTGGCTACCCGTTAACCCCTTCATTGCGCCGTCGATGCTGTACGCCGAGGCCACAAAGTCCCGGGCGTTCTCGCCGTAGGCCACCGAAAACTCCAGCGACTTGCGGTTCAGCGCGTTCAACGCATCTTCGGCCACGCCGAGTGATCGAACCTCGCCCAGGGCGCGGTTCATCTCCAGGGCCGGTTGCAACGACTGATTGATGGCCGCGCCAGCGCCCAGCAGACCCGCCAGGCCAAAGCCCATGGTCTTGATGTTCTTTTCGCTCTGTTCGGCCAGGTCAGAAAAGCCCATTTTCACCTTGCCCAGAGGCGCGGTGACCTTATCGGTCAGGCTCAAAATAAAGGCCAGGCGGGCGCTTTGGTCAGCCATCTAGGGTTATCCGTTCAATGCGTAGGCGATGCCGTTAGCGATGGCGATTTCCATCCGGCGCCAGTGTTCGTCTTCCAGCCATTTGGCCGTGCCCATCACCTCGGCGGTGGGCTCGGCCCCAGGTAGCCAGCGGCCCGCCAGGGCTACCAGTTGGCCAAGGCCGTTTTCGGTCAGTCGTTCGGCGTGGTCGAGGGCTTTTTTACGATGATTTCAACGTCCGGGCCGTACTCTTCCAGGAGCGCACCAGCCAGTTGCATGACCAGCACCGGGTTACCCAACTGGGCCTTGAGGGAGGCGCGTTGTTCCTGCTTGACGGTGTTCACCAACAGGTTGTTCGCCGGCGAGACTTTGTTGTTTTGGGTCACCGCGTTGAAGTACTTGGTCACGTCCTGGGGAGTCAGTTCAAAGGTGAATTCCTGGTCGCCAATCTCCAGGGTGATTTCGCGTCTATCGGTCATGGGTGTTGCTCCGTTCAGGGGTAAAAGTAAGGGTCAGCGCAGGCAGATCCGGCGCACGTGGTCCTGCAGGCCCAGGATCATTTGCCGACTAAGGGCGAGTTGATCTCTGAGGGTGAAATAATCTTGTCGAGCGTCTGCAGTGAGTTCGGCGGTGCCTGCATCAGCCAGGCCGCCGGCGCCGGTTTTGCCGGCGGTTGGGGCGCTGCAGGTGGCCTTGACTGGCAGCCGCTTACGGCCAGTGCCAACATCAAGGCGCAAAGCATTGTTTTCAGCGCGTTCATGGTTCAGTTCCTGGGTTCGTTGAAGGTCGATGGCGTCACGGTCGGCCAGCATCTCGCTGCTGATCCGTGCGGCTTCGCGCAGCCCGACCACTTCGGACAGGGCACTGTCACGCTCGCGGCGGGCGTCGTCGCGCTGGCCTTCCAGCAGGCCAAAACCGAACCAGGCCACCAGGCACAGCGCTAACGGGAAAAGGGCTTCGCGCAGCATCACAAGCCCGCCTTGCACAGCTTGACCTCGGCCAGGCGGCGCGCGTGCAGTCCCGGGACAAACACCTTTTTGCCCTGGGCGGTGGTGATGAATGCCCAGACCGGTGTTTTGCCGTCAGGCGCCCAGGCCAGGGCCTCACAGCCGTCCTCGATGCGGCCGGCATTGATCAGGCCCACGGCGCGACTGGCGCAGGTGCTGGGTGTGCCGAAGTTGTGGCCATGGCTGCTCAGGGCATCGAAAGTGTCCTGGCCCACGTCCTGGTTGGTGATGCAGTCAGCCAGCTGCAGTTGGCCTTTGCTGATCACCAGTCGCTCCACCTCATTGCACCGGGCGTCTGACCAGTAGTCACCGACCACCACCGGGTAAGGGCTGGTGTGTCGGGTGATGCCCATGCACACCGTTGGCAAGCCACGGGCCAACTTGTCCGCATACACGGTGTTCTGGCCGTTACCTTCCCAGGTGCCTAGGAACAGCATTAGTCCAGAGCTGCACAGAGCAATAGCGCCGGCGGCGATCTTGCCTCGCAGACTCATGGTTTCACCTTCCAGTCGCGCAGCATCTGGCGGTACTTCGGAACCAGCAGCAGGATCTGCAACACCATGTACAGGGCAGTCAGCATGTAGGCCACAGCCGACCAGTCGACCGCCCCGGTCACGCCAGTGGCCGCAACGCCGATCGCAGGCGAGACCTTGACCAAGGCGATGGCAGTGTCCTGGGCGGCCTGATTTGTACTCATCGATGAACTCCTTTTTCGAAAAAAGACTGGCACGGGACGCAACGGGTCTTGCCTCCGAGCGCCTGGCGCGAAGCAGGAATCTCGTCGTCACAGTCCAGGCAGTGGCTACGGCTCGGCCCCGAGGGGCGCGGGTGGGCGAGCTGGTCCTGAATGCACCGCTCGCGCTCCAATTCCTCGATCGCCTTGGCGTGGTCGAGCCAATCACCCATCAGCTCAAGCCCTCGATCTCGGTGGCATCCAGGTAAGGCACGCCGTTGATGCGAATAAAGTCCGGGCTGGTGACCTCAAACGGCACCTTGTGCTTGGTCTTCTCGCCGCCCTTGGGATCAATGCTCAACAGGCTGGAAACCTTCAACTTGCAGCCGAACGCCTCGATGCGCAGTTCGTCGTCGCCGGCCTTGGCAAAAAACACCGAGTCGAACGCGCCCAGCTTGCGAAAACTGCCGGCAGTACGGGCCGCGTCGATCAGCAAGCCGAAGTTGATCGAGTCCAATTCAAGCTCGCCAGCGGCCGACACATCGCCATCGACGTAGCCATCAGGCACGCCACGGGTCTGCGCGGTCTTGCTGTTGTCGGTGATATCCAGGGTGCAGCTTTCGACGTGGACCTGGAGGTCGCCCAGGTTCACGTCAAAGTTCTTGCCGCCAATACGTGACATACGGGGTTACTCCGAATCGTCGGTGGAAAGGTCCAGGGCGATGTTCGCCGTCAGGTCTTTCGGGCAGTTGTGGGGCTTGAGCTTGATAAACGCCTCGACGGCGGTTTTGCTCTTCCAGACCAACACGATGTCGCCGTCTTTTGGCGATTCGATCTCGCCCGGGAACACCTGGCCGGCGAACTTGACCGACTTGGCCATCTGGCGCAGGGGCGCCATCAGCGCGTTGACGTTCACCGCCATGCTGTTGGCCGTGTTGTTCAGGCGCCGATCGGCCACGCGGCGGATCAACAGCGGACGCACCAGGCGCGCCGCCTTGTCGGCCAGGCGCAGATATTCGATCACCTGGTAGTCGCTGGCCGGGGTGTCCAACATGTTGCCGTCGCCCCAGTACACGCCCGGGTAGTCGGGATAGGTCTGCGAGACCGAGAAGCGAGCTTTGTCCAGCTCGGCGCGGATGGCAGACGGCAGCGGTTTACCCTCGCTGTCGATCGGCACCGGCCCCAGGCCCAGCACTGCGCCGGTGGCCACACGCATGGGGCTGTCGGCAATGCTGACAGCGGCATTCGCCAGGCGACCGGCCAGCACGCCCTGGTCATTACCGTGGAGCTGCGGAACCACCAGCACACGCGGCGCAGCCAGGCCGGCGGTGATTGCCTTTTGCTCGATCAGGTATTGCGACCAGGTGAGCTGCGCCGCAATGCCGGCAGTCGCGGCCATGAAGAAGACGCGGCGCCCGTAGACATTGCTCACGCCAATGGCCGCATCGTGCATGGCTGACAGTTCGTCGCCCTTCAACACGGGCTTGGTGATCACTACGGCTTCAACAGAAAAGCCTTGTTGCTGTGCGATATCCAGGGCCACTTTCCAGTCGCCTTCAGGGGCGATCGGCGCCGCCAGGCACGCCCAACGATCGCCGCCGTTCAAGCGTGCTGCAGTGATCTGGGTTTTCAGATCGCTTGCCGGAATGCCCAGGTCGTTGTCCAGATCGCTGTCGGTGTTGAGAGCGAGCAATTTGCCGGTGTTTTTCGGGCCGGCCCCGATGAACAGAAAATAGCGCTCGATCTCAGTCACGGCGCCTTGGCCCAGATTGAGATTGTTAACGCTGACTTTGCCAAGTGCCATGCTGTGCCTCGTTAGCGGGGTGAATTTAGGATTTGCTGCAGCACCTGGTTCACCAGCACGCTGGTGTCACGTTCGCTGCTCGCGCCGAGGAACTGGCGCTTGGGCAAGGTGATATCCCAGCTCTGCGCGCCGGTAGATTCGGTTCGTTCGTCATTCAAAATGCGGATCAACAGGCCGGCCTGGGCGTAGTTCACATGCTCTTGAATCCACGCCACTGACGGCCGGGTCAGGCTCTTTTTGCCCTTCTGCCGGGTACGAAAGCCCAGGCGTCGCAGGCGCTTGGCCTGCTTGTCGGTGCAGGCGGTGCCTGGTGGAACCTTGTTCCAGCGGCGCATCTGCGCGGCCGTGCGCCGCTCTGAAACGCCGTTGTGTTGCTGGGCGGCTACCCACCGGGTCAGCGCGTTACGCCAGCCCAGTTCAGCCTCGTCGGCACTCACACGGGTGACCTGCAGCAGCTTGGCCAGGCCGGCTTCCATCTTCTTTTTGCCCTTGCTCGATCCCTTGCGGGCCTCGAAAGGCGAGCCGTCCAGGTTCTGCTGATCGCGCACGCGCTTACGGCTCATGGTCCGCACGCGCTTGGTCACGTTGTTGAGCAAACGCCGGCGCAACTGCGGCGGCAGACTCAGCAGCGCCAGTTGCTCGCGCACGCCCAGGTAGCCCCGGGCGTCCAGTTCCAAGGTGCTACGCGCCATGATCGACCTCGCCCTGTTCAGCGGTCCAAAGATCGAACGGGATAAACGCCCAGGTCTTGCCGAACGCCTCGATCTCGCCGGTGGGATCTTCGGCCAGGTATTGCGGCTCGATGAATTCCAGGGACAGCTCCACGTCGAAGGTGTCCGCGTCCAGGGGCTCAACGGCGAACAGCGGCGCCGGCAGATCGTGGCGGTGCCGATCGGGGTCGTGGGTTTCCAGCCAACTGGCGACCAGGGCCATCAGCCTGGCTGGGTGGTCGGTGAAACGCTCCAGGGCGAACACGGCGCGATAGCGCATATCAGACATGTGCAGGCCGTCGCGATCGGGCTTCCAGATCAGTTCCAGGCTGACCTGTTCGGTCCAGCTGTCGAACTGCTCAGGCGCCACCAGGTCGCGGGCCATCAGGTAGGCAGTCAATGCCTTGAGCTGGATCACAGCAGCGCCGCCGTGATGCGGCCACGGCCCTGCAGGGCACGAACGGCCTGCTGGCTGAAAGCGAGAAAGGTTTCCGCCCGCTCCGGGGCTTCCTTGCCGGTGTTCTCGGCGCTTTCACGGCGTGTGACGGTGGCGAACTGCGTTAACGCGCTCGCCTTTGCGCGGCAGTACACGGCGCGTTTGTACAGCTTGACCTGGAAAGTGCGTTCCGGCAGCACGGTAGAGTCCGCGGACTCAACACTGCGCACGCCTGCGCCTTTCCATCGTTCTTTACACCGCACCAGGTCGTAATTGACCTCGACCATTGCCGTGTAAATTGCGTCGGTCAGCAGCTCTACCAGGTACTCCGCCGGCAGGCGTTGTTCTTTCTGGAACTCGGTAACAGAGAGATCAGGCCAAAAGCCGTCGTTCTCTATTTTCTGCTCCACAAAGGTGGTGGGTTTCCCGGAAAAGCTCATTGCTGGCCGCTCAAATAGGGCGGGGAGCCTGTTTTTAGTGGGACGGTCCATAAATGGGCGGCTCACTTCCACAGGTCCCCGCTGGGGGGGTAGTCGGTTATTCGGTGGCCGGGTTAGCGGCCGCTTGTTTTGCCAGGGCCTTGCGGACCTTTTCAATGCGGG